GAAGGATATTATATCAAAGCCACTGTCGAACGATGTGATGGTAAGGAAGCTTTATTAAAAGCACCTGAAGAAGGTGCAATTCATGTTACAGAATCCACAGGAGGAGCATGGCGAGAAAATATGAGAGTTGGTTCTGATTACATTCAGAAGAATCGTATCAAACCATTAAGTCTAGAAAAAGTTCGTACAGAGATTGAAAGTCGTGGTGGTTTTTTAGAGTTGTAAATATAAACAAAAAGGAGAAATTGTATGGCTGAAGAAGTAGCAGTAGAAAATATTTACGTTAAAATGAAGATAAATCGATGCGATGTTTCAGGAGCATTATTTGATCCTCCTAAAGAAGGTGCAGTCAGTATTAGTAATACTATTGGAGATATTTGGGAAGTAGATTTAAAAGTTGGACCTAATTATGTAAGGGATAATAACCTTCAAGTTATTAGTCTGGACGAAGCGAAGGCAAAAGTAGCCGCTAAAAAAGGAAAACTGAGATTAGAACTATGAAAAGAAAAAAAGGACGAAAGGCAAGTAAGCGCACAGTTGTTTGTACAATTTGTACAACCCACCGCTGGAAAGGCAACATGGAATGTACCGATGGTCGTTGGAACATCAACACATTAAAGAGAAAACAATCCGCAAAGGAGCAAATGAAAGAATATGCCAAGTCAGTATAACGATAAACTTAAAGCAGAATATAATCCACCTCATCAATGGAAGCTAGTCAGCCCTCTTTCTTTTACGACTGATGAACTTACTGAAGATGATCTATTATTACTGAAAAAAATTGGTATGGAAAATGATGTTGATTTTGAAACAGGCACAATTACTGTGCCGATCGGATTTGATACAAATCTTGCTTCTGTTCCCAGAGCATTTTGGAATATTATGTCACCTTGGGATGTTGCAAGAGCGGCAGTAGTCCATGATTTTCTTTATTGGAATTGTGCAAGAACATGGCCTACACTCGCCGATGATGAGATTGGTAAACTGACATGGAAAGACGCAAGAGCAGTAGCTGATAAAATTTTCAAGCTTGCCATGAAAGCATCTGAACCATCTGTACCAAAGTGGAAGATAGCAACAGCCTATCGTGCAGTTCGTTTGTTTGGAAGTAAACCTGCTAGAACAATATCTTAATGAGATATCTATTTGTCTGTCTTTTACTTGTTGCCTGTGGTGACCTACCTAAAGAAGGTGATGGTACTGAGAAAGTGCAAGTAAAGCTTGAACTTGAATATGATAATGGAACGAAACGAATGGGACCTTTGCTTGAATATATAGAATTAGAGTATTAAGAATATATGACAATAAAATTATATGTAAAAGAACATAAAAGTGGTTTGAAGTATCTCGGGAAAACTGAGGCAAAAAATCCTGATAGATATGCCGGATCTGGCACAAGGTGGCTAAATCATTTGAAAGTTCATGGTGGTGGGAAAAAAAATGTGACAACAACAATCCTATTTGAATCTGAGGATAAAGAAGAAATAAAAGAAAGAGGTCTTTACTACTCAGAACTTTGGAATGTTGTCGAAGATCCTTCTTGGGCTAATTTAAAACCTGAAGAGGGTGATGGTGGTTTTACTCACATTAATTCAGACTCTGAACTAAAAAAACAAATAAGCAGAAAAGCTGGAAAAACATGCATAGAAAAAGGTGTTGGTATATTTTCAGAAGAATCAAAAAAGAAATCTGGAAATTTTGCTTACAACAAGGAACATCAAAAACTTTGCAGTGAATTAGGTAAAAAAGCTTTAAAAAATAGAACGCCTGAACAAAAGAAAAGAACGAAAAAAAGAATGTCTGATTCGAAAAAGGGTGAAAAAAATTCGCAATACAATAAGCCTTGGTATATTCACCCTGATGCAAAATTAGAAGATATGTTTAAAATGAGAACAAAAATAAAAAAGGAAGGTTATATACTTCTAACGGAATGGACAAGAAAAAGAAAAGGTATACAAGAAAGAAGTACGTTTGGACTAAAATGGTATAATGACGGTGAAAAAGAATATTATTTAGCACCGTATGAAGATACTACTGGGCTAATAAAAGGTAGACTAAAGAAAAATGTGAAATTTGTATGTTGATTCAGGAAAATATTCGCTAAGGACGGGGCGGGCAGTTCGTCCCCGGCTCCACCAGACTATGCAAGATTTTGTATAGTGTAGGGGGCCGAATAGATTCGACTTGGGAAAAAGATACTGAGGAGTACAAAGAGGGTGATGACCTACATCAAACTAAATCAACTGCAAACCCAGCTGATTATACCTCTGCACAGGTTGCGCTAGCAGCATGATGTAGACGAGGATTGAGGCTGTTCCTTGTCACCAAAACAGTCTCACCATCCTAACACAATCCTAACATTCATCTAACTGAAATCTAACATTATTTTTCTAAATAGAAATGAGGTAATGTCGCCTCTTTTTCTAACATTTAGCCGAGAATTCATTTATGAAAAAACTTTTTCTACTATTCACACTCATCACACTATCCGCAACCGCATTCGCAAGAGAACAGATTAAAATTGTAGGTTCATCAACCGTTTATCCATTCACAACAGTTGTTGCTGAAAAACATGGACGAAATGGATTTAAAACACCGATTGTAGAATCAACAGGAACCGGTGGAGGAATGAAACTTTTTTGTGCTGGATTAGGACCACAACATCCCGATTTCACCAACGCTTCCCGTGCTATCAAAGGTAGCGAAAAGGAATTGTGTGCGAAGAATGGCGTGACTGATATTATTGAAATCAAAGTAGGAAATGATGGTATTGTTTTTGCCAACAAAGCAGGAGAAAGAAGAATGAATCTAACTGTTGGTGAGTTATGGAAAGCAATGGCAGAGCATGGACCAAAACCAACAAATTGGAGTCAGATTCATCCACGATTTCCAAATCAAGAAATTAAAATTATGGCACCCCCTCCAACTTCAGGAACAAGAGATGCTTGGAATTCATTAGTGATGCAAAAAGGATGTGCTATGGCTGGTGTGCATAAATCTTTAGGAAAAAAGAAATGCGTGCAATTTCGTGAAGATGGTGTAGTTGAAGAAGCTGGTGAAAATGATACACTGATTGTCAGAAGATTAGCAAATGATCCAGAAACATTTGGTATTTTTGGATTTTCTTTTCTTGACCAAAACCGAGATCAAATTCAGGGTTCACTCATTGATAATGTAGAGATTTCATTAGATAGTATTCAGAACTATTCATACCCAATTAGCCGACCACTATTTGTATATGCCAAGAAGGCACATGTTGGTGTGATTCCTGGTATGCAAGAATTTATGGATGAATATGTTTCTGATGCGGCAATGGGAGAATATGGGTATCTCTCTGATGAAGGATTAGTTCCTTTGAGTGATACATTGCTCAATTTAGTAAGAGCAAGTGTAGAATAAATAGATCTTTTAAAGGAGACCTATTATGTATAAATTATTTTTAGTATTAGCCTTGACACTCTTTGTTGTAGGCTGCTCATCTCATCGTCATTCAATGTTTGAAGAACAAGATCATTTTCACAGTTGTGATGGTTCAATGGTTTATGTTGAAGAACCAGTTGTTGATTGTTGGGAAACTTTGAGAGATGATATCATCGAAGAGTTGAGAAATTCACCAGAGAGTCCATATCATGATTTTCATCATGAACATCCACATGACCATAATGAAGATGCGATAGGCTAAAACTCACCACCATAAATGACAGAGGCTGCTGTTTCAGTAACTTCTGTCAAACTCAACGCACGAATTTTCCCACCACGAATGGCTAACACATTATTTTCTTCAAACTTAGGAATGTCAACATCTTTCAAAGACTTGAGAGTTGTGAAACGATTGCGAAGAGTTAATGTATTCACATTGTGTTTATCACTGGCTTCAATACCAATACCTTCACTACCTTTCATGTGAAGTGTATCTGCTAATTTAGGTGTCAACGTTTTACTGTTGACTTTGATTTGAGCAAAGTTGTTTTGTTTTACATCAAAGGTGAGATTATCATTTTCATTTCGTGTAACTTTAAATCCAGAATGTTCATCAAAGTTCAGTCGATGAAATCCTGTCTCATCAAAGTCTTCTGAAGAAACACCAAATCCTACAAAACCTATTCGGCCTAAATCACGAGGAACAAGATTACCTGTCACATCATCATAAATCTTTTGAATCAGATCCAGTTGTTCTTGATTGTTATTTGCTTTACTTGCGTTTGAAATCTTTTTGAGTTCTGAAGCATCAATTCTTTTATTCGTTGGAACATCATCATTGATAAAATCGGCTTCAATTTCAAAATCCTGTTCAGCAATTGTTTCAACTAATTCAAGGTTTTTTGTAACCTCATCTAAAGTTGAATTATTATATACGAGTGCTGCTTTTACTTTTTCTAAAGACATAGACTTAGGATGTATAAGTTGGAATTACATTCACCTGTCCTTGCATCAGAATTGAACGCACACCTGAAGTGTGTAACATCATTACATCATAATTATAATGACCAGGTGGAATGGTTTTAGTAATCTGTGAATCCATAAACAAAACAAAGTCAGTCTCATTTTTCAGAATTTCAAACTGCCAAAACTTTTTTGATTCATGATTCTTACGCATTTGAGCAAACAATGCATAACCAACCAAATCTTCAGGTGCGTTATCAATTTCAGCACACTGAACACCACGAACAAAATCTGTTCCTGGAAAAACATCAATGATTGATAAATTTGTTTGTGGTGTTCCCATAACTCTTAGTTTGATTGTTGTGTGTTGTCCTCCGACAACTCTTTCTTCATTTCATTGATCATCGCAACAGCACCAACATTCATCAGTTTTTGCTGAGTCAATTGATCGATTCTTTTTTCAATCTCTTCTTGCATAGTTTTGATTTCTTCAAATTTTTGTTCAAGCCATTCAACACTTACAGACATAAAATCTCCTCATAAAAATATTTTAATTGTAAACCTCGATACATCATGTCGGTCAACTACATTGACATCCGAAATATTTGTTTTACCAGTTTTGACCACACAATTATTTGTTTCTCGGTCAAAAACGGCACCATAGTTAAGTTCTTCTCCAAAGTTATCAAACTTTTGAATATCTAAACTTACAGTATAAGCATTATTTGGAAATGGTGAAACGAAATATAATTTATATTCACCCACATCAATCTTTTCTACTCTCTGTATGTTTACTTTATTTATTATAGTTCCAGAAGAAGGAGCAAAATCTAATTCAGAATAATAGCGATAATCATGTGTATATGGAGGTCTTACTTTTGAGTAAACATCAATTTTTTGGTCTTTCAAATCATTTAGATTTGACCTGCGATAATCAACAACAGCACGAAAGATTTCTTTTGGATCGGCTGTGAAATAATTGATTGAATTTGATGATGCATCATTGTAGAATAACCTACCATCTTTTAGATTGATTGCTAATTCACCATCTAGTAAAGAAGTTGGTTGTCTTCCATCTACATCTGAATTTTTGATTTTGACTACATTCGCCATAGTTTCTCAACTTTCTTATCCATTTCTTTCATTCCAGCAATCAACAAAGCAATTAGTCTTGTGTAGTGAACACCAGTGAGTTCACCTTTTTTGCTTTCTGCAAGTTCAGGATAAACTTGAACAACTTCTTCCGCAATTAAACCAGGAATATTTTTTTCTGTTTTTGATTTAATTGAATCATAAATGACCGGATGAAATTGACGAATCAGTCCCATAGCATTTTGAACTTCTTGAATATTTTCTTTAGAGGCTAAAGTTGATTCTTGAACTACACTCTGAACAGTGATATTTCCTGAAGCATCTCTGCGAACAAGCGTATCTGCTACATTCTGGTCCGTTGCAGCATTCAAATCATTCAGTGCTTGATTGAAAGAATCTCGCCAAGTGCTAAAATCATCAGTTAATTCAATTGGATCGATAGGCATAGTATTGTCTCGGAAAAAAAATTAAAAAAAGACTTGACTTTTTTAGGAGATTACTTTATTATAGAAGACAAGAACATTCGAACCATTTGCTATTGGTGCGTGAAACTGTAGAAGTGAATACGAATCCATTGATATGATTTGATATTCTCGCACTTCATAATGTCCCGTGACGGGATTGTGAGCAGATGGTTTCTGAATTGCTCCTTCCAAAAATACTAAAGCATTATAAATATTTGTAGGGTGTGCCAGTTTGATGAGAGTTTCACCGTCTGGGCTTGGATCACCAGCAACAATGGTTTCAATTGTATCAAACATTGAAGGCCTTGTTGTTTCAAGATATGCCTTTGAGACAGCATCGTCAGGATCAACAGCAGTGCCTACATTTTTGATACGAAAATTACTGAGGTTTAGATCTCTGTCCATGGTCGTTTCTGACATAATCCTTATACCCTATTGATGTGTTTGAAATTAGTTTTACTAAGTTATTTATGCTTTTAATATTTATCAAAGAATGATTTATGATACTTCCAGAAAAACCAGATTATACTTTTGCTCAACTCAAAACAAAAAACATTGATGGTAAAAGACATTACGTTACCACGGAAGGTGATTCCTTTATATCAATCACAACGCTCCTCGGACACTTTAGCGCAAAAGGAATTGCCGCTTGGCGAAAGAAAGTTGGAGAAGAAGAAGCTAATCGAATCACTGCTGAATCCTCATCTAACGGCACAGCAATGCACAACTCTCTTGAGGTATACCTCGAAGGGGGTGATTACAAAAAAACAATCAAATCTCAAAACGAGCAAAATCAATTTGATTGTATAAAAGATCATTTAGATCAGTATCTTCAAGCCACCTGGTGGCAGGAAGAACCTCTTTATTCAAATCGCCTCGGAGTCGCAGGCCGAGTTGATATGATTGGTGTCTACGAAAATGCGCCAACAATCGTAGACTTTAAAACTTCTCGCAAGTTTAAGAAAAAAGAGTATATCACTAACTATTTTGAACAAGCAACTTTCTATGCCATGGCATTCTATGAGATGACAGGTTACCCAATCAAAGATATATGTATTCTCATTTCTGTAAATAAAGGTGAAGAACTTCAAGTTTACAGAGAAAAGGTGAGCAACTATATGGGTTCACTTCACTCAAAAATCAAAGAATATAAGGCATTACAAAAATGAAATCCTTTTCAACTGTAGCTACACAACTAAAAAAGATGACTAAGATCGATCTTCTTCTCAAAAAACAAGCAGAGAAATTGATTGAAATGAATCCTTTCTTTCGTGAGCATCAAGATGAAAATGTTTTTATTCACTGGAAAAATGGTCAGCCATTTCTTCTTCCACACAAGATGACGGGCAAAGAAGCCAAGCAGCAAGGCTTTGAGACTATGGTCAACACGGTCCGTCTTTCCTCTATTCTTCAGGGAAAAGCTCATATTAGCACTTGACTTTTTCCTAACAATCTGCTAATATAAATATTGAAACATCATGAGTCTGTGAGTCACGCCACTCAGCGAGGTGACGAGATCTTTCACATTGATATCAGAAGAATCCAGCGCACTCGATGAGTGATTTTCTTAATTTATTTTTCTGAGGATTTTTTTATGTTTTCAAATTTACCATCAATAGAAGATACTCCGGAGGAGATAGAGAAATTCAAATACAACTATCGCAAAGCGTGGGATTTTGATTTTCAGGACAGGAGTCCAACAGAAAAGGTCATGAGAGGCCTTTTTCAATCAACTTTTGATGCTAATGATAAATGTTGGCGAGAAATCGCACTACTTCAGAAAATAGCTTGACATTTTTAATTGACTGTGATATAATGTGTTTTTGGAGTCAATTGTTTAGGAGGTTTTATGGCACGAACTTATCGCAACCCTGCTTCGAAAAATTCTATATTTCGCAAACCACGGCATAAAGGAGCTTTAGTCGCCGCATCCGATGAATACGGAATTCGCAAAAAAGCAATTCCACCTACAGATTATGATGATATTCCTGTATCAGGAATACATGAAGACTTTCACCTTTATAAATTGGATCGCAAAACTGATAAACTTTTTCGTGACCTTCGCAAGGAACGAGAGCGAATTTATAACGAAAGCATAGAACAACCTCAAATTGCCTGACAATTAAATCTTTCTTTAGGTGGGGGCTTTACGCCCTCATTCACATTTAGGAGAAAATGTGAGAGAACTTTTAGATATAAGAACACCTCAACAACCAGCACACGACCTACGACAAAGAGTTCATGAATTAAATCAAAACAAAAGAGGTGATTTTTATTCACTCTTGCCAGTCTATTGTGAAAGAAATCCTGTAGTATATTATTACTTAGTCAAGGAATATGAAACTAAATCTTATCGTTACTGAAATTGACCGAAAACTTGCCACACACTTTGTTGAAAAAACACATTACTCGCCCATTATGCCAAGACTGACAAGACATTTTCTTGGGTTCTATCAAGAGAATGAATTGAAAGGTGTATTGACACTTGGTTGGGGAACAAGACCACGACACACAATTCAGAAATTATTTCCTTCTTTGAACACCGATGATTATTTCGAAATTGGAAAGATGTGCATGGGTGATGAAATGCCAAGAAATTCTGAATCACAAATGATTGCTCAGACTGTCAAGTGGTTGAAACAATATCATCCATCAAGAATCTTTCTCTACACAATGGCTGATGGTATCATGGGCAAATGTGGCTATGTGTATCAAGCATCAAACTTTTATTATGGTGGTCAATATCTGACAATGGTTTATTTGATGCCGAATGGTGAGAAACTTCACCCTCGTTCCACAAAGAAACTTCTAATCGAAAATCAGGAATTCTCAGGTCAGAAGAAACTTCACTGGATGACCAGAGACTTCATGAATCACAAGGGTATTCGCCTGATTGAAGGTCAGATGTTTCGCTACATCTATCCTCTGAACAAGTCTGCGAAGAGAATGATGGAGAAAGAATCCACCACAGAGTGGACAAAGAACTATCCAAAAGACCATGACTTGATTTGGTATGACAAAACTACATTACCTAAACAGGTGATTCCAAAACCAGATTTCACATATGAGAATATGGAATTCAATCCTCAAGCACAGAAATCTTCTGAAATCAATTTGTTAGAGTTTTTCAGTTGAAATAATACTCTCTGCTTTTTTCTGGTCAAAATTCTCAAAGTTTTGATCAATGTATTTTAGAAACTCAATATATTGACTACGAACTTTTGATTTTTTTGGTTCCGTGGCAAAATCAATCCAGCCAGGGTCCTCCACACTTTCACATAGATAAAAATTATTTGATATATTCTTTCTTTCATTCTCAGTGAGTGGATGATATTCATGTTGATTATTTACAGTAAGTAAAAGTATTTTTGATCTTTTAGGCAGAAGTTCCGTAAAGAACTTATGTGAAAATATATCATCACTATAGTTTTCTTTTATGTTTTCGGATGTTACTCCTACTTCTCGCATACCGTCATGTTCTCGAGCAATTTGTCGTATGAATAAAAAATTTGTTTCTGTATCCTTTTTATATTCTTTAAATCTTTCAATTCTTCTTTGATAATCACTCAGTGTTTTTTCAACACCTCCTATCAAATGAGGCATTTTTATATTATATTTTTTTGAATATAATATTACATTCTTTTTTTGCCATTCGCAATCGTCAAATAAATCTTGAGAACCTGTTATGAATAAATCAAGAGCCTTTTTAAAAGTCCAACTATTCATATGATCCAAAGGATCTGATTGACCACCATAACCACATGATTTCGCCATCACCTTCCACCAACAATTACAACCTAATGATATTACTCGCATTTTTTTTCTCGAAAAAAGTTCTTGACATTCCTGACCAATCTGATATGATCTTATCTATCAATGAAACAGGGGAGATTCCCGAGCGGTCAAAGGGGGCAGACTGTAAATCTGTTGGCTCAGCCTTCG